ACGGAACGACCCGAAATTAATACACACAGTCCGATAAAAGCCTGAGATTTTCATGGGGTAGGGGGTGTTCCATATTGAGAGCAAGAAAGACATCGCGTTGGCAAAACGAGCGATACGCGACGGATGGGATTACGACCGCGGCGAATTGATTGCAGCGTTGGTTGGCGTTATTTCATTGCGGGATCCCGAACTAACGATTGAGGCTGCAAAGGTTCTTTTGCTTGGCGACACGGTAGTAGCTAAGCAGGCCGAAGTAGAAATTAAACGCGAGACGTTGGAGCTAGAAAAAAGAAAATATGACGACAAGCTTAGGCTACGACTCATCGAACTTGCTACAAACGCAGGACTTATTCCGACTGCTGGAGTCAAGGCTGTCGAGTCAAATCAACAATCTGAAAGGCAAGTCGAGTCCTGACGAACAAAGCTATGACATTCAGCGCAAGCGAAACAAGCGTTCGTCCGAATGCGAAATCAAGCTCCGCGAGCCAAAGAATCCGCAACGGCGCGAACGCTGCTTAGCAGATCCAGAACTATTCCTCAAATCGTACTTTGGCAGAATCTTCTACAACCCATTTGCAGAGCACCACAAGCGGATGATTGAAGCGATTCACGACAGAGCTTTCACTGGTGGAGACAAAGCAATCGCAGCTCCGCGCGGTGACGGCAAGAGTCAGATCGCAATTTGCATGGTTCCGTATTGCTTCCATGCGACTCCAATCGACTTTCCGGTTATCATCGGGCAGACATCGCCAAAGGCTCGCAAGATGTTTGCTCAGGTTAAAAGCAAGTACGAGAACCGCGAGAAGTACAAGGACTTTTGCGATGACTTCCCTGAGGTTAGCGATCCTGTTGCGGCATTGCGTGGGGCTCCTCAGAGGGCCGCGCATCAATGGTACTGGCACAACGGCGAGCAATTGTTGCTCAATCTGCAATGGAAGCAAGACATCATTGTTCTGCCATCTATCGAAACCGAGTGGACTAATCGAGCAAGCGGAAATCGTCTAGTGTACTTTGGGCTAGACGGTGCTATCCGCGGCGAAGGCTTCGAGGAAATGCGTCCTCACATGGCAATTGTGGACGATCCAGAAACACGGGAAATTGCGTTTAGTCCGACGAATCGATACGAAGACATCGAGGAGATGATCGACGGCGATGTGGCAGGACTCGCTGGACCTGACCGCGTTTTGGCTCGTGTCGTGCTGACGACGATTCAGAACTCCTATTGCTACTCGGCAAAGGTGACCGACCCAAAGCGCAAACCATCGTTCGAGGGGGAGCGTCACGGATGGTTGAAGCAATACCCCGACAAGATGGATTTATGGGAAGAATACATTAGCTTACGCCACAAGGACAAGTACGAGGGGTTCCGCAACTCGCCAAATGCAACCGCGTTCTACATTGCACGCATGGAAGAAATGCAGGAAGGGTGCATTGTCAACAACCCGCATCGATTCATTTCAGCACTCGACGACGAAGGGAAACCGCTGGAGTTAGACGCGATCCAAGCGTTCTTTAACCGCGTTGCCGACTACGGTTGGCCTCGCGTGTTGGCAGAGTACCAAAACGATCCTGAGAAGGAAGAGGAAGCCGAGACGACTGGCATCAATGAGGGGCTTATCTGTTCTCGCATGTCGGGCCGAATCCACAAGGAACTGCCGACAGCCGAGCACAAGATTGCATTGGGCGTTGACGTTGGCAAGTACAAGCTGGACTTCGTGAAGATCGCATTCGAGGGGAACGCGGTCGGAACTATCGTTGACTACGGCGAGTGGAAAGTAACTGGAACCGACAAGCAATCAAGCGAAGAGAACGTGCTCAAGGCAATTCTGCGTGCGTTGCGTGAACTTCGCATGTATGCGATGGCCGATAGCCCTCCCGACATTGCTTTTGTGGACTCGGGCGACTTTACGCAGGCGATCTACGCATTCGCAAAAGAGGCTGGGCATCCATGGCACCCGGTCAAGGGTTCGGATACTGGACGCATGAAGTTCACAGGCGAGGATTCAAAGAGCCAAAGGTTTTATGAAAACGTTAGATCAGATGCAGACGTAACGAACAACATTTGGTTGTTTCACGTCAACGGGCCGTACTGGAAGGAGCAGGTCCACCAGCGATTCATCACGCAGACATTCGACGAATCGCACCAATTCAACGACGGCTCTTTGTCTCTTTGGTCAACGAACGACATCAAGCAACACGCAGCATTTGCCAAGCAGATCGTGGCGGAAATACTGACCGTCAAGGACGGCAAGAAAGTGTGGATTCCAGTCAGCCGAGATAATCACAAGCTTGACGCGACTGGTTACGCTCTCGCTGGCGCTGGATGCTTGGGCGTGCGGGTCATTCCGAAGCAAATTAAGATGGCTCCAAAGCCAAAGCAAGAACCACGCAAGACATTTACAAATCAATTCGGCCAACCATTTTTAGCCACAGAGAGGCGATATGACTAAACTCCCGAGCGTACTAGATACAGCATCCAGCAACACGATTGTTTCGCGCAAGGATGTTTTTGTCAGGTCTATAAAAGTGCCTGTATTGGAAAATACGTTCGACGGGTACTTTTCAAATCGCGTTGACTTAAAGCTAACGAACGAGCAAACGCAAACCTTGAAGTCGGTTCTGTTTGGGCTGCAATCAAAATATACGAAGCTTGCAAACGGTAAGGAGATTACCAATGGGGCGGACGCTATCAAATGGATACTTGAAGAGATGACAGTTCGGAAAAACGGATAATCCGAAAACGATCTATTTTTATTAGTTGTGTCGTACCGTATTTGGTATGACAGTCCCAACTATCGATGATGTCATCGACTCATTAGTTACAAACGCAGACTTCGAGGAATCAACTTCCGTTTCGAAGGCGCAGTTGTTTGCAACCGCTGCAAAACGCTTTTTGATTCTAAGCCCACAAAGCCAATCGGATCAAGGCTCGTCGCTAACGATGAGCCCAGCGACGATTGAGAACTTGATGAACCGTGCTCTTGAGTTCATCGCGGTCAATCGTACTCCAACAGGAGCGGTTCGGTTCTTGTCTGTCGGAGGCGACTTCCGATAGTGGCACGCAAGACACCGACACTGCAAAGCGAATTCAATAAGATCCGAGCCGATTACGACATGAGCCGAGCAAGTCGGTTCGTGCGTAAGCGTAAAGGTGTTGCGCCGTCTGGTTCGGGTGCTGACTACCACTATCGCACCGAAACCCAATACTATCGCGATATTGAGCAAGCCCGAGACATGGACCGAAACGACGCGGTTATCGGTATCCTAGCAGATCGACGCGTTGACAATATCGTCCAAAGCGGTTTCAAGCTTGACCCCAAGACAGGCGACAAAGGTCTAGACACGGACATTTGGAATCGCTGGATGGATTACAGCAACGATCCAGACCAGTGCGACATTGCTGGTGAGTGTACTTGGTCGGAAATTGAACGGCACTGCGCACGAGCTGAGTCTATTGACGGCGATATTGTCGTGACTGGAACTGAGGAAGGTTCATTCCAAGTTCTCGAAGCTCACTCGATTCAAACGAAAACACGGATAGACGACACGTTTTTGGGAGTGACTACGAACAAGTTTGGCAAGCGCATGCAGTACCATGTGCTCGAAGAAACCGACAAGTTCGGGACTAAAGGCGACTCAACGCCAATTGACGTACGCGACGAAAACGGGCGTCGTCAAGTCTTCCATATTTACAATCCAAAGCGGGTTTTGCAGACTCGCGGCGTGACTCAGATTGCTCCTGTGTTTTCCTATGCTGGGATGCTGGAGGACATCAACTTTGCCAAGCTTGTTCAGCAGCAAGTTGTTTCGTGCTTCGCCATCTTCCGAAAGATGGTTGGGAACGGGCCGATGGGAACGGCAAGTTATGGTGAATCGTCGACCGAGACAACCGAAGCTGGAACGCGACAAATCGAGGGCATTTCCCCCGGCATGGAGATTGTCGGCAAGCCAGGCGAGGAACTGCAAGGGTTCTCTCCCAATGTGCCTAACAGCGAGTATTTCCAGCAAGTCAAGTTGATTATGCAGATCCTTGGCGTGAACTTCGGTTTGCCTCTTTGCTTGGTCTTGATGGATGGCAGCGAGACTAATTTCAGTGGGTGGCGTGGAGCTGTCGACGAGGCTCGCAAGGGCTTTGTTGCTGATCAGCTTAACCTAGTTAGACGCTTGCACAAACCAGCCTACGAATGGTGGTTATCGCGACTCATTGAAGAAGATCGCGACATCAAGGCAGCATCGGAAAAGTCGAAGGGCAACATTTATCGCCACAACTGGAACCTTCCAACGTGGTCCTACATCGAGCCGGTTGCCGATGCTGAGGGCGATGCTACCCAACTCCGAAACGCACTGACAAGCCCGCGACGATTGCACAGTGCACGTGGCGGAGACTGGGAAGAGACAGCCGACGAGATTGTCGAAGATAACTTGTACGCAATTCAAAAGGCAGCAACCAAGGCCGCTGAGTTCAACACAGAGAATCCAACAAGCCCACCATTGTCTTGGCGTGACTTGATTCCGTTGGTTATGCCTGCGGGTCAGACGTTGGCGCTGCAAGATCCTGCGATGGTTGAGGCTCAATCTGCCGCTACCGAAGGCAATGTTGCTGGCGGTCCTACTGGAGAGTTTGCGGGCATCTCGACGCTTCAATGGAATCGCAATCGCAAAGCAATTCAAAAGGTTCTTGACGACTTAGCTAACAAAGTAACCAGCGAAGCGGCTGCACGAGTTTATTTGGGTGGCATTGGCTTAGCAGATGCCAGCGTTGACGCATTGATTGCAGACGCATTAGACGGAACGATCGATACTCCGGAGGTCCTGCAAGATGCTTAAGAAAATCACGATCAGCGGCGAAATCGGAACCGATGAAGGTCAAGTGTCTGCTGCTTGGTTCAAGTCGCAATTGCCTGCCAATGGAGTCGACCCCATCGAAGTCTCAATCCACTCCGAGGGTGGTTCAGTCATTGAAGGTTTTGGAATCTTCGACGCAATCAAGAGTTATGCCGGTCCCAAAAAATGCGTGGTCGCATCGGCGGCATTCTCTATCGCGTCGTTTATCCCGATGGCATTTGATGACGTTGAGATAACACCCAACGGCTATCTGATGCTTCACAACCCGTACGCAGCTTGCGAAGGTGACTCGGCTGAGTTTGCAAAGATGGCTGGCGTATTGGACGGCATGAAAACAAATATGGTCGACGCTTACGCAATCAAGAGCGGTAAGAGTGTCGATGAAATCAAAGCGATCCTAAACGCTGAAACGTATCTCAACGCATCGAGCGCGCTAGCGAATGGATTCGTCAACCGAATAACACCGGCTCCGGTAATTGGGCGAGTGTTCGCAAAAGTTAAGTCAATGCCGCATGGGATTGTGCAAGCGTTGTTCAACGCTGGTCCTGGTGGTGATAACCGAGTACCGACTAAGGAAACACCAATGTCAGAAACTCAAAAACCCGTCGCTGCCACGGTCAAGCAAATCAAGGCCGCATTCCCAAAGGCTAAAAACGAATTCATCGTCAAGGCGATGGAAATGGAAATGCCAATGGAGCAAGTCGCTACTGCCATGACTCAAGAGACTATGGCCGAAAATGACACTCTCATGGCTCGCGTTCAAGCTCTCGAAACCGAGTTGGCGGCGATGAAAGCAAAGGCGATGGAAGTTGAAACGGAAGTCGTAGAGGAAGTTCCTGTTGCAGTCGCTCCAGTTGCTAAGGCAAAAGGCGTGGCTCCCGTTGCAAAGAGCAGCGGAAGCAAGACGTTTTCGGCCAAGGCAAAGTGGGATGAATCGGTTGCAGCGTTTGAAGCCAAAGGCAATCCACGCGCGAAAGCGTTGTCGTTGGCTAACAAAGCAAACCCAGGACTTCGCGAAGCAATGCTCGCAGAGTAGTCTCCAAAACAGTTCGGACAATCAAACAATCAAGTCAAGGAATTTAGTATGAGTCAATATTTTGAAACAGCATTAAGACCAGACACGGCAGCTGGTGCAGTTGCTCGCCACTTGCGAGTCAAAACAACTGGGGCCGTTGCTGTTGCGGGTGCTTTGGATCAGTCGCTAGGCACAATGGAGCTTACTTGCGTCGAGGCTGGTCCTTGCACAGTAAGGCTCAAGACAGCACCAGGGACGCGAAAAATGGTAGCCGCGGCTGCGATCAGTGCTAACGCATTGGTTTACGGTGCGGCATCTGGGAAGATCAGCAGCGTGGCAAACGGCAATGTCGAAGGCATTGCGTTGGAGGCGGCAACCGCTGACGGTGATGTTATCGAAGTAGTTCCTGTCAATAGTCCAGTGCCTAACGTGGTAACCCTTGCATCGGCTAGCGGTGCAATCACTGTCGCTCCAGTCGTTGTGGTAATCACAAAGACCGGATCCCTAGCTGCATTGACTTTGGCGGCTCCAACGGCTGCACAAAACGGAATGATTCTCCGAGTTACTTCCGCAACTGCATTTGCTCACACGGTGACTGCGACATCGTTGATTGATGACGGTGTTACTGGCGGAAGCAAGACAACCGCAACTTTCGCAGCCTTTGCAGGTGCAAGTATGGAATTAATGGCTTACGAAGGTAAGTGGCATACGCTCAGCCTTAAGGCTGTAACCGTAGCTTAGTGAACCCCAGGCGCAACTCGGGGCGAGGTGGATTGATCCCCATCGGACCCCAGTTGCTTTTTATATTTCGAAATCTGCTTTGCCTGGGGAAAGGGTAAAGCATTATGGCAACACCAAGTTCAAGCTTGGCATCGGTAAACAATCGCAACAGCGATCTTGGAGGAAGTCTAGAGGAGTTTAACCTCGAAGCGGAAAAGGCTGGCTACATCGGAAGTATTGTCGCGCCAGTTTTGGAGGTAGACAAGCAGGCCGGTACGTTCGGACGCATCCCAGTTGAAGAACTATTGCAAGAGCGCGAAACGCTTCGGGCGTCTGGCGGTTCGTACAGTCGCGGGAAATGGAACTTCGAGCCAGACTCATACGCAACCGTCGAGCATGGAACGGAAGAGCCGGTCGACGAAAATGAAGCGAAGATTTATGCGGACTTCTTTGACGCAGAATTGGTATCGCGAAATCGAGCCACAGCGGCAGTTTTGCGCAACGCCGAAAAGCGATGGGCCGCAAAGCTCTTCAACGCTTCAACGTGGACTGGTTCGGCATTAACAACTGCAATTACTCACGAATGGGACGACTACACAAACGCCGTTCCAATCAATGACGTTGAAGGTGCCGTTCGGAAGATGTGGGATTCGTCCGGTATTTGGGCTAACGCGTTGATTATCAATCGACACGTTTTCCGAAACCTTCGTTTGTGCGCTCAGATCATTGACCGAATCGCATCGAGCGGTGCTGGTAATCCGACGAAACCAACGGACATTACCGTGCAGATGCTGTCGGCGGTGTTTGATATTCCAAACATCATCGTCGGCGGTGGCGCGAAGAACGCAGCAAAGGAAGGCCAAGCGGTTTCGTTCGGAAAAATTTGGTCCGACGAATACGCGATGGTTTGCCGTATTGCGGAGACCAACGACATTCGGGAAGCCTGCATTGCCAGAACATTGCATTGGGGCGCAGACGGATCAAGTGTACTAGGAACGGTTGAGGACTACGAAGAGCCACAAACCCGCAGCAAGATTATTCGCGTGCGACATCAAGTATGCGAAAAGGTCTTCTATACCGAGGCCGGTCACCTACTCAGCAACGTGACAACCTAATCGATGGCAACACGTTTCGCATCACAATTCAAAAGGACTGCTGTACCAAACTTGGTGCGGCAGTTTGGCGAGTCGATTGAGTACCACGCAGGTGGTTCATCTGGTCGATCCGTTGACGCAATTGTGGTGCGAGATCCCATCGCGATTTTGGCTGAGATTGGCGAGGCTCTTACCGGGGCAATGATTATTCGGGTTAGCAACAGCAACATTGACGGTATCAATTCAACAAACATCGACACTGGAACGGATCGCGTTGAAGTGGCTTTGATTGCTGATGGTCCGAAGGAGTTGCGTTCAATCGTGCGGGTTCTTTCTGATTCCAATGGCTTCCTTAGGTTTCTGGTGCAGTAGTGCTAACAGTAATCGAATCGATAGCCGTTGAGTTGATGCGGAGGCTGGCAGAAATCACAACCGACAATGAATACACGTTCACTGTCGACAGCGTTGTTCGTCCTGACCGGATTGGTGTGGAAGTAAATCCAGTTGATGCAGGCATCGTGGTAGTGCAAGCCGATTCGGTGCGTACTCCAGATTTAGACTACCCAGGCAACCCGCCAGCGTTGGCATATAGCACGATTTTCGAAGTCCATTGTTTTGTCCGTCTCAGCGATAAGTCAGACAACGACTACCAAGAAATCCAAAGCGACCGAGGGGCGCAAATCATCAAAGCGATAACCAGCGAAGCGACTGACCCGGGCAGATGGTTTTCGTTTGAAGAAAACGCGACGAACACGGAACTTGGCGACGTGAAGAACTTTTCGATCAGCGAAGGCAATCACAACGGGGTAACTGTTGCAATGACTGTCACGTACCGAGTCGATGAAAACAACCCTTACAACGCGAGGTCTTGATGTCACAACTCAAAGTAACATTCGACCAAGCAGCAATCGATAGGCTCAAGGCAACTCTAAACCAAGCTGCAAGCAACATCGGGCGCGAGGTTGCGATTGCCATTAACGAGACATCGAAAAAGTGTTCAACGTTAGCATCGCGAGAACTGAAAAAGGAAATCGATCTCCCTGCTAAGACTTTGAAAAAGGCAGTACGGCCAGGGATACGAGCCAATAAGAAGTCACTCGAAACAACCATCGTCCTGCGAAAAGGGCATCCGTTTCCGTTGAAGCTTTTCCTAAAGAAAACAACAACCAAGACGGGCAAGACCATTAAGAGGAACGTCGCTCGCAATGCTGCACTCGTAGGCAAAAGCTTTGTCGTCAAGCGCTACAGGGACAACATTTTCAAGCGAGCCACAAACAAGCGCGGGCCATTGGTTTTGCAGACTGGGCCATCACCAGGAGAAGCGTTTAAGCAGGCTGGCATCGCAAAGGTAACAGTCGAAACGGCTCAATCGGAACTACCGAAGCAAGTCGAGCGCCGGATCAGATTTTGGAAGCAGTCACTAGCTGGACAATTACGCGGAAATCAAAAGTAAAGGCAAACAGATATGGCACTGATATATCGCAAACGAGTCTTCGGAGCCAAGATCGAAACGACTCCAGGTACAGCCGAATCCATGGCTGGAACCGAAGCTAGTTTCGACGCTTGGGACTACGTTATTCAAAACGAACCCGAGATGGTCGAAGTTATGGGGCAAGGAGGTTTTGGTCGCAAACCAAGCGTACCTGGCGCCTACGTTGGAAAGGTCGACTTTAAGACTCACATGGGTTGGGACGGCACAGCAACCGAGCCAAGCTGGGCCGATACGCTTCTGCCTATGTGCGGGTACGTCAAATCCTCGCAAGTCTTCAAGCCAAAGACGGCATACCCTGGAACTGATGTCAAAACAGGGACGCTAGCCGTTTGGAATGATGGAAAGCTAAGGATACTCAAAGGCTGCATGGGCACTTTTAAGATTGTCGCTCCATCTGGAAAAATGGCAGTTATTGAATGGTCATTTAGCGGTGTTTGGGTTCCAGAGACAGACGTTGCGATTGTCGCCCCAACATACCCAACAGCCAAGGCGTTGCGACACGCAAACTCCACATCGACTTGGAACAGCATTGCGCTGTGTTACTCAACGATTACATACGACGCCGGAAACGTGGTTACGGCAGTTGAATGTCCAAGCGGCGAGGGAATCGCAATGTACATTGTTAGCGATCGCAATTCAAAGGTAACGGTAGATCCGGAGGCCAAGTTGGTTGCAACTCAGGACAGGAATGGAATGCTGCTTGCGATGACTGAGGCGGCACTAACCTACGACATCGACGGACCAACCAACAGCGTTATCACGATTGCAGCTCCGAAAGCTCAGTTGCTGAAAACGGTCGAGACAGAACGAAACGGACTGACCGTCGACCAAATGGAATTGCAGCTGAACAAAAACGTTTCGGCTGTAGACGAAGAATCGTCCATTACTTTCACAGCAGCGAGCTAACACGTGCCGATTTTTCTAGAACCAGACCAACGTTTTCCAATCGTGCTTGACTCTGACAAGGACAAGCCGATTGAGACACGCCCCACTTTCTTCGCTAAGTCATTGAGCATGCGTGGGCAGTCCAAGCTTTGCAAGGCTTACGACGAATCAGTCAATCTAAGCGTTGATGACTTTTATGCTGAGACATGCCGACTACTCAACGAGAACCTAACCGGCTGGAAAAACATGGGCTCATTCGAATTTGGTTGCGACGTTGCCGAGTTCCTGACAAGCGCTGAGGCCAGAGAGATACTACGAAAAGTAATTTCAAATCAGCACGTTGAGCCAGATGAAAAAAAAAGCTAAGGATTGCGGCACTGATTAGGGCTGGCAAGCTCTGTCGGAACTGCACCGACAAGGAATGCCGAGACTTAGGAACCGACCAAGAACCAATCGAAATTGAATGCGTTACATGCCAAGGAAATGGTTGCGACCAATGCCAAGACGGATTTGTAAACATAGTCGGTTGTCCAAACAAAGCATGTGCTGGCGTCGGTACAGCGTGTCAACTGATAGACCTATTCGACAAGGGGCTTCCACCAATTGCGGGCGGGGCTCTAGATCAATCCGCATCGTTTCTCGCAGCAGTTGCGATCCTACACAACGAAGAAACAAGGATTAAAAACGAGCAATGAGCGAAAGCGTTAAAATCCTGATTGAAGCTGAGAACAAGGCTTCCGCTGTCGTTGAGCAGGTTTCAAAGGACATCGACAACAGCGTAAAGTCATTCAAGGCAAGCGGCGAGCAGGCCAAGAAGTCTACGGAGTTTCTTGGTTCGATTGCCAACGCACTCGGTGGGACGCAGCTTGGAGCATATGCAAGCCAGTTGGCAAACATCACTGACAAGACTAGCCAATTTGCTGAGGTGCAAAAGCTTGGTGGGTCAGGTGCACTGGCGTTCAAAGCAGGACTTGGCGCTGTAGTCGGAGTTATGGCTTTCCAGCTGGGCCGAGCACTTGGTGACGTAATTTTCGAAACGAGCCGATGGACTGCTGAGTTAGATAAGGCCACCAAAAAAGGCGACGAATTTCGTGGCATGCTTAACGAGTTAAAAGATTTCAAGTTCGCAAGAGCAAAGGAATCGATTTCTCTTATCATCGATCCAGAGGAGCAATTAAAAGCAACAAAGGACTTGCTTTCAAAAATTGAGGATGAGGTAAAAAGCAAGCGAGACTCAATCAATACTTTCGTTAAAGAAAAAGACCGACGCGCGGCTGATAATTCAATCTTCTCGGAAGACTGGGCCAACACGAACAGGGCTTCTCTGGCTGAGCTTGAAAAGTCAATAACTGAGGGAGAGGAGTACATAAAGAATTTGGCTGGGCAGGTTTTAGAGCTTCAACGCTCGACAGACGGAACCAAGGAAAGAAACGCAGAGTTATCACGCTCTAGACCACTCATTAAGTCGCTGCAAGATGAGCTATCTATTCTGTCGGCAACTCAAGACGACTTATCGCAGAAGAGTATCTTCGTTGGTGACACGGCTGGCTCAGATGCACTACGAGAAGAAATAAAGCTGCTGAAAGAACGAAGCAGCATTGCACAGTTCGAAGTAAAAGCAAAACAAGGAATGCTTGGTGCGGACACCGCTGCGACAACTGAATTGATGATCCAAGTTGAACTTGCAAAAAAGAAAGCGGATCTAGCCAAGGAAGAGATCGCAGAGAAAACCAAGTCGGTAAGCTTTGTAGATTCGCTCAAAAAGCAATCGGATTTAGCCGATGCTGCAAGACTCGATGCATCGCGCGGTCGCACAGCGTTCACTGGTGTTGATGCTGGATTGAATGCACTACGGGAAGAAATAAAGCTTCTAGAAGAACGCAAAACAATCTACAGCCTGACTGAGCAAGCACGACAAGGAACAGTCGAGCGAGATCAGAAAGAGGCCGAATCGCTGTTGCTGAAAATCGCGTTATCGCAGAAGCAAATGGAGCTTGGCAAGGCAGAACAAGAACAAGCAAAGCGTATCGCAGAACTCAAGGCGTCGGAACTGCAAAAGATCGAAGAGCAAACGATTTTGCTTACCAAGGGAAAAGAGGCAGCGTAT